ACCTCGGTTTGTGATACATGGAATACAGTCGCTGAAACCGGTTTCATTGTTTCTAGGCCGGTTTTCTTATCTACTGTCCTGATCCAACTTAAAACCTTAACTCCCTTTTGACCTTTGGATACTTGCCGGCCTATTGCTTGCCATGCACCATAAGTCAAAACATTCTCACGGGGGATAATCTCGCTTGTAGGGATACCACGAGCAGAAAAGCCGGACAATATCGCCTGATAGTTGAGTGCGCTATTGCCTGATCTTGCCCGCAATAATGCGTCTTGCTGGTGTTCTGTTTTCATTTTGTAATCCCCTCATGGTTTAAAACAACATTCATAAAATGATTAAATTCAAAATTCGATAAGCGGGGGTGCGGTTTCCCGTTTATATCAATTAAGCGGATGCCCTGATTGAATAATGAATACCGGATAAAATTCCCGCCGGTGGATAGTGTTTTGATTGGCATCCCCCAATTTGTGATAATTAAATTCATTGTGTCTAGTCCTTTTTAGTGTTTAAAGTGTATAAGTCGGGTTGCCATTCTTTCCAATCGTCATATATCCGAATCTCATATCCGAACATTCCATTTTCACAATGGAAAACTGACTCATAAGGGGTTAAACCCTTTTCAATAGATGCCTTGTAAGCATCTTCCCTATTTGCGTAGGTTGCTATTACTGTAAATGCCGGTGTTTTCATGATCTAAGCCTTTATATATAAGGGATTGATTAAAAAAATCGGTTTTTTCCGATACCTTGATTTTGCCTAAGTAAACACCTAAAACCATAGGTATAAACCCTTAGTTTATTGATCTAGGTCAAGAAAACCGAAAATAGTTTATAGGTGCTGAAATGTTAAAAGCCCGCTACCTTTACCCTTTATGGATTGGCTTAGATCATTCTCTACTAGGGATATATAACACTGTATAGAGATACAGTGCTGTGAATAAATACAGTAGCTGTGATACTATTCGATCTATGAGAGATATCTACCTAATCGTTTTCCGATTCTATTCCCGTAATATATAAGATATGAGATTGCAGAAGCTAACTAAAAAGCAGATCAAAGAAGCACTAGATCAGCAACCATTGCACCAGATACTGCAAGTGGATAAAACCAGCTTAACCAATAAACAATTAAAGTTTTGCGAACACTTGGCAACCGGTGACACTAAGGCCGGAGCATATCGGAAAGCGTATAACAGCAAGGGCAAAGCTAAAACAGTAGCAGATAAGGGCTATCAGATGAGCAAGAGGGAAGATATCCAGAATGTAACCGAGGCCATAAAGGCGGGAATTGAGTTTCAGAAATTGTATACCGCAGGACAAATAAGGGCTTTGGTAGTGCAGAGACTCACACAAGAGGCCATATCAGAGGGTTCAAACCCTAGTGTAAGGGTTAATGCACTTAAAGCATTAGGGACAATAGCCGGTGTAGATGCCTTTATCCATAGATCAGAGACAACAGTAATAAAAGATAGTGATAAAGCTAGAGCAGAGTTAATGGAGATGCTTAAACAATCCATCAATGATACTAAGCGAACCATTACAGCAGATGATAGTGACATTGTGGCACTAATGAATGAGATCAGTCCGGAAGTGAAAGCAAATTTTCCGGCCACGATCAGCGACCCCCACCACCACGATTTAGGTTCAGGAGTCCCTAATGCAGAGTTACATAGTACTCCGCTCACTCAATCACTATCCCCAAGTAGTTCTGAAGTAATCGAAAATAATCTCAAGGAAAAACAATGAGTTACAGGTGTAAACGTTTACACATGGGTTTTTGGCAGGTACGGGGGGTATATTTTTATGGAAACACCCCCCCTTATGTTTCTAAATTTACTGGGTAGGGGGGTATATGAAAAATTTAGAAGAAGTTGATAAAGAGATAGAGCTGGTAGTAGATGCTATGAAAAAGTTACAAAGAGCATGGGTAGGTTTATGTTATGAAAAAAGTAACTTATTGGCTATACAAAGAGGCCATGAGGCAAGCGCAGAGATATTGACTGAAAAACTGATTGAGAGGATGAAGCAATGAATATGCTTAAACAGAACATAGAAGACTTAAAGGTAATACAGAGTAGCTATCCGAATAACAGTAGAGGGTATCAAGCTCTTAATCTGGCTATAGTAGCTCTCTCTCAGTTATATGAGACAAACGAACACATGCTGTCCATAGTGGAACCCCATTGGGTAGCGGGCGAGAGCGCCGGAAGCATTACTTATAGCGTATCAGGTCCTAGCTCAATTAAGCTAACTAAAGATTCCCCGCCTAATTTTACTTGGCTAACTTTGGAGGATTGAAATGCCTGATAAAGATGAAATACTAAATCAAGTGTCCACTATGGATTCAGAATCTATTCGTCTACTAGTGACGGATATCTGGCTCCTATACGATGAAGCCGTCCTAAGAGAGACCGGCCACCTGTACAACCTAGGTACTGGAGACCCTCATTGGGAAGGTCATCTGTGACTGAAAAACAACAGTATATCTATGAAGTAATAGACTCGTGGTGGAGGAGGTTTGGCTTTGCTCCTTCTATACAGAACATTATGGATATTACTGGGGATAAGAGTAGTGGCAATATCCATCGTATTTTGAATAAGTTAGTGGAGTTGGGTCACTGTAAGAAGATTCCTAATAGCGCACGTAGTATTCGCCCATCCTATATTCGGATTAGAAGTACTAAATGAACTTAGTTGAGATTATCTCCAAAATGCCGGTAACGGAACAAGAAGCCTTTTATGAGGCGGCGGAGACTTACTTAAACTCAATGAAGCGGGAAAACGCTCAAAAAGACTTTATGTCTTTTGTCCATGAGATGTGGCCTGGATTTATTAATGGGGCGCATCACAAAGTGATGGCAAAGAAGTTTGAAGAGATAGCAAGCGGGAAGACTAAAAGACTGATTATCAATATGCCTCCCCGCCATACCAAAAGTGAGTTTGGATCCTATATGCTACCGGCATGGTTCTTGGGGCGGGATCCCAGCAAGAAGATTATTCAATGTTCCAACACGGCTGAGCTTGCAGTAGGCTTTGGCCGTAAGGTACGTAACTTAGTAGGATCTGAACAGTATGCAAAAATTTTCCCGAATGTCACTCTCCGCTCGGATAGTAAAGCGGCTGGACGTTGGTCCACTAACGCTAATGGAGAGTATTTTGCTATTGGTGTTGGCGGTACTGTTACTGGTAAAGGTGCGGATCTACTCATTATTGACGACCCACACTCTGAACAAGAAGCTGCAATTGCGTCTACAAATCCCGAAGTTTACGACAAGGTCTATGAGTGGTATTCGTCAGGCCCTCGTCAACGTTTACAACCGGGTGGTTCGATAATCGTCATTATGACCCGTTGGTCAAAGAAAGATTTGACCGGTAGGATCCTGAAGTCAGCATTAGAGAAAGACGGAGACGAATGGGACATTATTGAGTTTCCGGCGATTCTCCCATCTGGAAATGCTTTGTGGCCCCAGTTTTGGGACATCAAAGAATTGGAAGTGTTACGGGAGGAATTGCCTGTAGCCAAGTGGAATGCCCAGTATCAGCAACAACCTACGAGTGAAGAGGGAGCGCTGATTAAGCGGGATTGGTGGAAGGTATGGGACAACGAAAACCCACCATCTTGTATGTATGTCATTCAATCTTGGGATACCGCCTTTACTAAGAATGAGCGTTCAGACTACTCAGCTTGTACAACTTGGGGTGTTTTTTATTTGAATGAAGACGAAATGCAACCCAACGTTATTTTGTTGGACGCCTTTAAGGCTCGGTTAGAGTTCCCAGAGTTAAAAGAGAAAGCTTTCAATATGTATAAAGAATGGTCTCCAGACTCGTTTATCGTAGAAGCAAAGGCTTCAGGACTGCCATTAATTGGTGAATTGCGTAGAATGGGAATACCGGTATCAGAGTTTACACCTACTCGTGGCAATGATAAGATTGCCAGATTGAATTCAGTAACAGATTTGTTTGCGTCTGGCAAGGTATGGGCGCCACCAAGAAGATGGGCGGACGAAGTTATAGAAGAAATGGCATCCTTTCCTAATTCGGATCACGATGACTTAGTGGATTCGTCCACTCAGGCTCTTATTCGCTTTAGACAAGGCGGCTTTTTACGTTTACCAAGTGACGAACCAGATGAACAGCAGTACTTTAAATCCAAGCGTAACGCTGGATACTACTAATTAGGAAAAGATTATGGCAATTGATAAAGCTCTATACCAACTCCCACAGGGAATTGAGGCATTAGCAGAACAAGAAAGTCCTTTGGAGATTGAAATTGAAAATCCAGATAGCGTAACTATTGGAATGGATGGTCTAGAGATAGAAATTGAACCAGAATCTGAGGCAAGTGATGATTTTTACGCTAACCTAGCAGAAGAAATGGATGATCGTGAGCTACAAAGCATAGCATCCGATTTAACATCTGACTTTGAGGGCGATATTGCTGCACGAAAAGACTGGATTCAGACTTATGTGGATGGTTTAGAGCTATTAGGCTTAAAGATTGAGGAAAGAAGTGAGCCATGGGAAGGCGCTTGCGGTGTTTATCACCCAATGTTATCCGAAGCTTTGGTTAAATTTCAATCTGAGACCATGATGTCCATCTTCCCTGCTATGGGTCCAGTAAAAACTAAGGTTATTGGTAAGGAAACACCAGCAACTAAAGCTGCAGCTGAGCGTGTTCAAGAAGATATGAACTATCAACTGACCGAAGTCATGCAAGAATACCGCCCAGAGACAGAGCGTCTCTTATGGGGTTTGGGTTTGGCAGGTAATGCGTTCAAAAAAGTGTACGAAGATGAGCAATTAGGCCGTCAAGTAGCAATGTATGTGCCAGCAGAAGATATGGTAGTGCCTTATGGCGCTTCTAGCCTTGAATCTGCAGAGCGTGTAACCCACGTAATGCGCAAAACAGAAAATGAAATGCGTTCATTACAGGTATCTGGCTTTTACCGTGATATTGATTTAGGTGAACCAGCAAATGTCCTTGATGAAGTAGAGAAAAAAATTGCTGAAAAGTTGGGCTTTAGAGCTACAACGGATGACCGTTACAAAGTCTTGGAGATGCACGTTAATCTTGACTTAGACGGATACGAACATACAGATGAAGATGGAGACCCTACTGGGGTAGCATTACCGTACATCGTTGCAATTGAAAAAGGCACAAATACAATCCTTTCTATTCGAAGAAATTGGGAGCCAGACGATGAGAAATATAAAAAGCGTCAAAGCTTTGTACATTATGGATATATTCCTGGTTTTGGTTTTTATTGCTTTGGTCTTATACACCTTATTGGCGCATATGCTAAAAGCGGAACCTCAATCATCCGTCAATTGGTTGATGCCGGTTCACTTGCAAATTTGCCAGGTGGCTTTAAGACCCGTGGCTTGCGAATCAAAGGTGATGACACACCAATAGCACCAGGCGAGTTCCGTGATGTGGACGTTCCATCCGGAGCTATGCGTGACAACATCATGCCTTTACCATACAAAGAGCCTAGCCAAGTATTAATGTCGTTGCTTGGTCAGATCGTAGACGAAGGTCGCCGTTTTGCTAATACAGCAGACCTCAACCTTTCTGATATGTCTGCTAATGCACCTGTTGGTACAACTTTGGCTATATTGGAGAGAACCCTTAAGGTAATGTCTGCAGTACAAGCCCGTGTTCACTTTAGTTTGAAGCAAGAATTAAAGTTACTCAAGCGCATTATTGCTGATAACACACCAGAAGAGTATCACTATGAGCCAGTTATTGGCAGTCGTATGGCAAAACGTTCTGACTATGAAAGTACGGATGTTATTCCAGTTTCCGATCCTAATGCTTCAACAATGGCACAAAAGATTGTTCAGTACCAAGCTGCTATGCAGTTGGCACAACAACAGCCTAACCTATTTAATATGCCATTAATGTATCGTGAGATGCTAGATGTACTAGGCATTAAGAATGCACAAAAGTTAGTTCCACTGCCAGAGGATATGAAGCCAAAAGATCCTGTAACAGAGAACCAAGACATCTTGTCTACCAAGCCTGTTAAAGCATTCCAATCACAAGATCACAAAGCTCACATTGCTGTTCATATGGCAGCTATGCACGATCCAAAGATTATGGAATTGGTTGGTCAAAGCCCATTGGCACAACAGATTGGTGCAGCAATGCAGGCCCACATTGCAGAACACTTAGGATTTGAATATCGTGTTCAGATTGAACAGCAGCTCGGAATGACATTACCACCTACGCAAGATGAATCTGGTGAAGATGTCAATATGGATCCAGAAGTAGAAGCTCGTTTGGCTCCAATGTTGGCTCAAGCGGCTCAACGTTTATTGCAACAAAATCAAGCTGAAGCATCTCAACAACAAGCTCAGAAACAACAACAAGATCCTATTGTTCAAATGCAAATGCAAGAGCTTCAGATTAAGCAACAAGAAGCTCAGCGCAAAGCTCAAAAAGATATGGCAGATATTCAATTTAAACAACAGCAACTTCAAGTGGATTCACAACTTAAGAAGAAACAAATTGATATTGATGCTATGAAAACCGCTGCACAAATTAAACAACAAAAAGCAGATCGCAATATTGATGCGTTAAAGGCAGTCGCAACGCTTCGCCACGATAAAGATGAAGCAAATAGAACTCGTGCTATGGATGCAGTTACAAGAGCTACAGAAATGATGCACGAAAAAGATTTGGCAAAAAACAGCCATGCTGTAGATATGCACAAATACTTTAATCAACCCAAGAAGGAATCTAAACAGAAAGGTGAATGATGGACGCATCTGATGTTCTAGTAGACGAACTAGACAAGAAAGTGCAAAAACTAACAGAATGGTTGGGGGGCGGACAAGCCAAAGACTACCCTGATTATCAAAGAATTTGTGGAGAGATTCGAGGTCTGCTCTTTGCAAAGCAAGAAATATTAGACCTCAAACAAAAGATGGAGCATTCGGACGATGAATGAAGTTAATCTTAGCCAAGCAGTAGACTTAGCTGCAGTGCTAAACAAAGAAGCAGAGGATAGAGCAAAACAGCTTCCAGCCCCTAAAGGGTATCGGATTCTGTGCGCAATACCCGAAGCTGAAGAAGCGTTTGACAGTGGACTTATTAAGTCAGACGAAACCCGCAGACATGACGAACTTTTATCAACAGTGCTTTTTGTTGTTGATATGGGATCAGATTGCTATGCGGATAAGACCCGTTTCCCAACAGGTCCGTGGTGTCAAAAGGGCGATTTTGTCCTTGTACGCCCAAATGCAGGAACCCGTATCGTTATTCACGACCGTGAATTCCGAATCATTAATGATGACTCTGTGGAAGCTGTAGTAGAAGATCCACGTGGAATCAAACGTAAATTCATTTAAGGAGCCGGACAATGGCAGATTTTAAAGAAGAAGAATTCACTTTCCCAGACGAGGAAAAGGCTAAATCGGCCGAATCCAATACTGATTGGGAAATTGAAATTGAAGATGATACCCCTGAAGAAGACCGTGGCCGCAAACCAGCGGATCCAGCAAAAGTTAAAGCTTTAGAGGTAGAAGTCAACGAATTAGATAAATATAGCAAGGAAGCTAAAGACAAAATGATCCAGATGAAGCGTGTCTGGAACGATGAGCGCCGTGCTAGAGAAGAGGCTGAAAGAGAGCGTCAGGCAGCAATTGACGCAGCAAGACGCTTGCTTGACGACAATAATCGTATGAAAAATGTGATTAATAA